GCCGTATAAGTTATCTCGAAGTAATAACCAGCGATACTGAATATCTCAAAACGAAGCATATTACCTCGAAGAGTATAGTCTGAAGACTCGATAATAACCGTATCGCCATCCCAATCAATCGCAGTTAGATCAGTAATCGTTATTACCGAATTAGCGTAAGGAAGCTCGATAATGTAGTTCCCGTCCGAGTCAGGATCTTCCATGCTTACTTTGGCTGTTACGGTTAGTTCATCGTTCATCTGTTTGTACGTGATCTCTTGGGCTTCATTTACCGTCGCTGAGAGGATATCGTTCATTAGATTATCTTCAGCCGTTATACCGCTCGATTGTTTTATATAGTTCGTCAACTCAGCTAGAGTGATCGGCTCTGTACCAGTTCGTTCTATAACGTATTTAATCGCGTAATCTGTCAACATATTCTAAGGGTCTATATAAGTTATCGAAATAATCCTCGTCAAGTTTCAGCATCTTGTTATGGCAATACTTATTTAATCGCTTCGCTGATGCTCTGTATTCAAGTCTAAAAACGTGGTAAATAGCTTGGTAAGTGTAAGGTAGGTTATCATCGAAAAGGGCTTCTAAAAAAATAGCTTCTATGGCTGCTAAGGCGGGCAGAGCTCGTTCTGATTCCTTCTTTATTAAGCGGCTATCTAAACGAGAGGCGACTTTAAATAATGGAATTACCATTACTTACCTTTGGTTTTGCCTTTTAAAGGGTCTTTACTTTTTTCAGTAGTTCTTTTTGGGGCTGGAACTTTCTTTTTCTCCACGTATCCCTTCTCTAAGTGATAAGCCTCTTCTTTTTTGTTTTTAAAAGTAACAATCTGACCCGCTCTTTTTAGATCGTTAGACGTATCGAATGTCCTGATTACTAAGAACTCTTCGTTTGCTAATTTCTTTGACATTTTCGGTTTAATTAAATGATTTATAGAGCTGCTAATTTACTGAATATTTTTATATCAATAAAAAAGGCATCACCCGCTACGGATGATGCCTCTTAAATCACTAACAACCTACTTACTATGTGAAGTTTTGAATTTTAGCGATGTCGATATCTAAAGTACCGTAAACAAAAGAGTCCGGATAGTAAATCGGGAACGCTAATCTTTCCTCAGCAATTACTGAAATAAGGTTCTTTTGTGCGTTATCCTCATCCTGATCGTAGAAGCGAACATTAACGCCCTTGCGATCAAATATCTGCGCTCCGTTTAACCAGTCACCTACGAAGTACTCTCCTACGGTTACGGCAGTATTACGGAATACTGGAATACCAGCGATAAATAGTTGTCCGCCTAAAGTGGTAACTAGATCTTGCTTAACGTAAGCGCCATCAGCATCTTTAGCGGTATAAATAGTGTAGTAATCCTTAGGGCTTAAAAGAACGCCTGAGGCTTCGTATTCTAGGCTTTCAATAGTAGAATAAACAGCTATAATCAAATCAATGATTTGTGCGTTACTGTCATCAGAAAAAGCCGAGAAAGTAGTCGCATTTTGGTTTAATCCAGTAAGATTTTGACCAGAACCGCTACCGTAAAGTAATTGGCTGTCTTCCTTCTTACGAATATCTTTCGTTAAACGTCTAGATAGGAAGCTTGTTAAGGCTGGAATATCATCGATCATTTCCTCAGAAATACGCGCAAAAGCGGTAATCTTACGAACTGGAGAATCGATAGCATCTAAGTCGTAATCTACTTGACTCTTCACTGCTCCTTCTGCGGTCATATCGGCAGAACCTTCGCCAGCAGTCTCCTGAACATAACGGAATACGTTAGATGTCATTGTTCCCTGTGGAATCAATGAGCGGATATGTACTGGACGTTGGGCAAGTTCTAAGATACTCTCTCTACGAGTCGGAGCGATAACCTCTCCAGTTAACGAAGTTGCTTCAGTCATTGTTCCGACAGCTTTACCAGTAATGTCTAGCATAAACTGACCCGCTTTATTGTCACGAACTGCTTGCTGAAAGCCTTCCTTGCTTACATTGTCCATAATCAAGTCCTCGAAGCTCTTAGTCTCAGCATCACGATCGATAAGCCCTTTCTGCACTTGTGCATCAAGTTTGTCAATAGCCCCTTGTAGAGCCACTTCTTTTTGGCTTAGCAAATCGCTAATCGCTTTTACTTCCTTCTTAACGTGAGAGTCAACCTTATCGGAATAACTTTTTTCGAGACTCTTGTTGGCCTCGTCAATTTTAGAGTTTAAATGCGTTTTTAAAGAACTGATTTCGTTCTTCAACGCTTCTGGCATATCCATTTCTTGTTTTTTTTTTGGGTTTAAAAATCTTCGGAGTCAAACATTCCTACTAAATCTAACGGCTTATCGAATTTGAAAGTGCTGTCAAGCGGCTTTACGTCTTTAAGTGTTTCTAGTATCTCTGATTTAACTTGCTCGTAATGTGTTTGTATTTGAACGAATGTCTCATCGGTAAACGTACCGCTAGACAAGGCTTTTGAAAGCGCATCCATGCGTTTAACTAAGAACGCTGATCTCTCGATAGTGTTCATTCCCTTCGTGCCAACTACGGGAGTATCTTCGTTAGCACCCCAAGTTACGGAGGAGTATTCGAATAGCTTTACCTCCTTAATGTAGTTGATCTCAGCAACTCTGTCGTACTCCTCCTTCATGGGGATGAAGCCGACTGAATGCTCAGTGATTATACCTTGCTCGTATAACTTTCGGTAGTCTCCGTTCTTTATGTCACTGATGTATGACGTAATAAGAAGCCCTGAGCTATCTTCTGATATGTCAAGGGGCTTCCCTATTGGATTCCAGCTATCGTGCTGATAAAGGTGCTTGATTCTATTCTTTCCGTCAGGCCCGTTTTCCTTGATAGTCTTAGCATAAGCGCCAAGCTCAATTATATCGCCATCGGAGTCAATGTTATTAAAACGAGAAGCATAAAGAACGACTTGACCCTTCGTCATATCCATGTCCTTTACCTCGTAAGAAATGTCCTTTGTTTTAAAACTGTTCATCCTTCTAGTTTTAACAAAGATACTGTAAATGATCTTAAAATACCTAACAAACAAAAAACGCCCCGAAGGGCATTGGTTTTATTCTTTTTTATTTGTGAACTTGATGTTTGATAAAGTTGGAAATACTGACACCATTAACGGTTGCCAACATTACCTAAGTGCCACTTCGCGGACACTTAGCCTTGGGCGTTAGCAACAATTAATTGCTATAATTTTCTAAAAAGTCATCTACATTTGCCTCATCGTGTCTTGCGTACATTTTATCTTCTTCCATATATTTAGCCAACGCAACTAACAGTTCCCTTCGGTTGCTAACACTGTATAAATCAAATAACTTTTCAGTCAATGCCTCACAATTTTTCCAACCTACACAATGTTCTGCTACTATATCTAATATTTTATCTTTCATATCGTTACTTGTTTTATACGTTTTCGTTAGCGTTCATTTTCCTGACACACTAAATCATTTATTGCATCCTGTTCGGTTTTTCCTGTTCCGATTAAATCACCTTCATCATAGTCTTCTCTAGTTGCCGACCAATCATAATCCCTAATTGGTATTGGTGGGTAATCGTAGTTTGTATTTATCTTACACATTTTATTTATTTTACTGCCAACGCTCAAAAAACGAAACGCTAACAAAGTGTATAAAAAATAGCCTAATTAAGTTTTGTAATAATCCCGAAAGTCTGTGTATGGGCTACTTTTCATACACAAAACGTTAGCATGCATAGTGTAATTGTATCACCTTTTTCTTGTTCTGCGTTGCATTTCGCAACGAAAACATTAGGGCAGTATTTTATGTAAGTATTCATGGCTTTTTTGTTTTACTAATTAATAACACCTAGTTTTATTATACTCATTTTCTTATTATTTGAAAGTCTGAAAATGATTTTTCATAATCTGCTAAAGTTCCGTAACTGTTTCTGCTGGGCGCATACCAACTTTTTTCTTCAACCCTTGTTACTTCTCTTTCTACCTTATAATCAGCATTATTTGTAAACGTGATTTTGTCTCCTACTTTTAAATTCCAGATGTTTGTTTTTACAGTTGTCATAATATTGTGCTTTTATTCGTTCTTACTGGTGTAAAGATAACAATCTTTTGTTAACAGCAATGTAAAAAAGGGAAATATTATTCGACTATGTAAAATAAACGACATCTGCAATTAATAACTTCAGCCGCAGAGCCA